GGCATCTGGCTTATTGCCAGGGAGAATTTAATCACGGTTAGGATACATCAGTTTTCCAAGCCAGGCAATAAGCCAGATGCCACCCCATTGTGTATATACCATTTCATAACTATGGGTCTTTGCGGAGCGCTCGAGAAGTATGGGTACCGATTCAATCGATCAGATGGCGCTACGGATGATTTTATGCTCACCGAGAGTGTTAAAGAAGAATCTGGCGACTATGAGTATATCAAGATAAAGGACAATATGTTTATTAGGGTCCATGGTAGTATTTTGATGGAGCGATATAAACTTAGGGTGCTACTATCTTTAACGCAAATAATAAAGTTCGAACCAAGAGTTACAGCAGAAGACCTACTTGATCCGGACGCCAATTACTTTAAATTTTGTCTTGGTAAGTATACGTCGGCAGCTTCCAGCAACCGGAAACTCTTGATGGGGAGAGCAATTGATCACTTGGTAACCAATGCTACAATGGTGGATCCCCCAGCTAAGCGGGCTTGTCGCGGTATAGGCGTAGAAATTAATGATCTTTACGATCTCATTTATGTAATATTTTATCGTATAGATGAGTGGATGAACAATGAGCCCAATAACCTATTCAATAAGAAGATAGAAACTTTGGATATATTGATGCAGGGATTAGTACGTACTGTATTTACAGAGGCTTACAATATACATAACAATAAAAAGGTAGGACTAAATCAGAAGACTGTCGGTAGATTGATGCGATCTCCCGGCTTGCACCAATGGAAATCCATAGGACTTTTTAGTATTAACCCAACTGTTTATAATGATAACTGGCTTCTCAGTATAGGTGCTACGAGAACTAAGTCGTTAGAATTATCGGAGATGGGCAGCAAGAAGGGACAGCCGGGGGGCAAGTCCAAGACTGCTGGGAGAAAGCCACCAATGGAATTGATAAAAGCTCATTATAGTCAATTAGTTTGTGAAACTTCCTTAACTATACCAACCAGCAAACCGTGTGAAACTGGGACCATTAACCCATACATGCAAGTCGAAGATGACACTGGGAGTATAATAGAGCCGGAATGGAGCGAGCAGTTGAAGAATGTTTACGACTGATCATTAGTGAATCAAGTATATATTACTATAGTGAGGTACGTTACTTATAACTTTAATTCAGGAGAACAACTATGAGCATGGGACTGCAGCATTCTGCTTATAACCAGCCGGTTGGCGATACCTGGGAGACATGGATAAACAAGTGCCTGCCTGGTGTACTGTCTACAATGATGGCGCGTGGGATGATTGGTCAAATCCCGCAACACATAATTGCCGACTATTTTAATAGAAATGTAAACGCTTTCATACAGTCACTGCCGGCCGTGCAGCTCAGGGAAACGGAGTTTGAAAACTATATGGCAGACTTTATCGCCAACCGTGTACTGCCAGCCCTAACTAATACGTCGCCGTACCAAGGATTCAGCGGGTTTAACCATCAGGGATTCCAGCCGCAAGGGCATCCCGCTCAAGTGAACTATGGACCTGCCCAAACTATGCACGGTTCATACATGCCGCGGCAGCAGCAGGTACCACCGGCGAGTTTGCTCAACCGTAATGAATCACCTACTAACTATGCTCCATCTCCATATACATCAGGCGATCCTGCGCAGACGCCTGCTGGTATGCAGCGAGCAGAAGGAGAAGATATGCATCGTGAGGTATCAGGAGAACCGGCAGACATAGCAGAGCTACTAGATGTGATTTCAGATAAACATCGAATCACTGATTCCGTGGCGACAATACGGAATCAGAGGTTTCCTTCCGTTGATGGGGAGGTGGCAGTAAATGAAGTTACTTTTGAACGGGGATTTAACAACTACAGAGAGTTTGGTAATATCAGAGAGGGCCTATTACCTCCGATAAAGCAATCGCAAACGTTTGATATCTATAGTTTTAAGGCTTTGGATGTCATAGATGTTCCTGCGTCGGTGATAAAGCTACTATTTGAAGAAATTGGAAAGATTCTCCGTGGTGATCCGGAGCAAGTGGATAGTGGTAATATCTTGGATAAGTATGAGAGCGTACTTAAGGTCTTAGAAAACCAACCACCGAGAGTAACAAAAGAAGTATCTACATATCTAACAAAACTACTGAATGAATTTCTGCGTCGGTATGTTTTCTTTTCTGACGATCCAGTTACAGAACTTTCCGTCGATGACATAACTGAATTTGAAGAAGTTGTTAACATATCCAATTCGGGAGTTCCAAGATTTGAGACTTATAGCGGGTACTACGAGCTGCTCAATCAAATTGCGGAAAATATTTTCGGGAAGATTACTTACTCCTGCGAAGACGAATATGGCGCTGGCATTATCTGTGATCCGTTTGACCCAATGGGGATCGGGGATTGCCTACACGCATCTGGGAATCAGCATATAGTCGGTAAGATCATGAATCGAGACTACAGTATGCTAATTGAGGATACTTTTAAGGCTACCGGAGATGATAGAATTATGGCAGAAAAAGCGCACTCCAATTTTCTAACTAACGGAGTGGGCAGTAGGACTGTGCTGCGTCAGCAAAAACATGTGATTGTGACGAACCATTTTGCTGATTTTAATGCTCTTAGTTACTACGTTGGACGTATCGTACCAAGAAATAAAGTTCGCGCAGTGGATCTACTGACGGATTATCTTATTAGCAAATCGCTGCTAGAGAAATTGCCAATTGCGGATATAGTATTTCCAGACCAGAACGTAAGGTTTAGTTGTTGCTTCGGCCTTGGTGATGAAAGACCCTTCATAAAAAGAATGTAATATGTAAGTCGGTTACTGATAGATGCTGTCTCAGACAGCATCTATCAGTAACCTAAGGAGCAACTATTTTTTTTGTAAATATTACTCTACGCAATAAGTAATGATCCATTAGTAAAGATAACAGATTCTATACTGCTACTTCCAGGAGCAGAGAAGTCCGTTCCAATAGTACATCGATGCGAAGCTAGTTGAGTGTAGATTGCTTCTGTGTACGTAATGTCTTGCCCATTGTGGTCCTCTCCGGTCACTGATCTATCTTCCCCTGTGTAAAATCCATACTCGGATACTTTTGCATACCCAAGATTTCCATCACGTAGTATATTTATTGCCTCTGCCACTTCCATCCCAGTGACCTCACATTGGCACTGCACTGACACACGCCCAGTGTTTAAGTTTCCGGCTACTACTGGAACTGCTGGTGCCTTTACTGGTACCGGCGTGAGGTTTACTGGATTTATATTGTAGGGGACCTCAGTGCCGTCCAACTGAGTCTGGGTTAACTGGATTAGCCCGGTTGGAAAAGTTAGGACCTTTAGCCAGTAAGCGAAGTACTTGTTTGATCCGACTGTCACCAAGGTTCTCATACGATACATCGCACGTTCCGTTGGCGTAAGGTCCTCATTCCATGGAACTATGCGAAACGGTATTGGATCATACAAGTCCATATTGGATGCTCTTGGGTTATATGCCTCTGATAGGACATCATCGTCGATGTTATAGTATCCCTTTATTCCTATTCCCATATACCTCAGAGATGGTATGATTGTAGGTTCGGCAAATGGCTCCACCCCTCGCTTAGAGTTTATGGTAGTGTTCAAGTCCGGAACGTATGGAAGGTTCGATAGCGCATAGTATTGATTTACCATTCCAAGAATTGTTTCTGTGGTTTTTCTTGTCTCACTGCTCATAGTTTTTGTATCCTTTTATTGTTTGAAGAAAGATAGCGTTATAGCTTTAATACTGTCTTTATTACAGCAACATCGGTGACAGCATCCCTCACCTCTTTTCGTAGTACTGTGGAATTGCGATCAATCGCATGGATCTTATTCTGTAGAATCGGCACGTACTTAAGAACAGTATGCATGGTATGGAGTTCCTCAGTTATGTCTTCGTCAAGTTCTTTATGAGCTTCTTCGATAATACATATGGTGGCTTGTATTGCTTCTCTGGCTACAACGTTTGAGCGTTCGGCGTGTTTTTGTTGTAGCTTAAGATTTACCAATGAGGAAGAATGCTCTTGTCGTATACTCGCCAGTTGTGCCTCATAAGATTGTTTTATATTATCAATGCGTAGAGTCATCGCCTGCTTTGTTAATGCCTGCTCCGTTTCAATATTGTCCATCCAGCTTATCATAGCATAGATCTGTCCTCCTACTGCAATGAGGATCGGTATAACCTTAATAAGTATACCGAAGACCTTGGAGGCTGTCTCCGAGGGAACAATCGATTTAAGTGCTTGCATAATTTACTCCCCCTAATTAAGAATAGTTTTCATCTGTGGCCAGTCGATTACTATGAAGATATTCTCGTACCATAGTTGTTTCTTTACTACGAATGCTTCTATTTCTGGTCGAATATATGATTGTGATAGTTTTTGTATCTTCTTCGAACTCGAGAACTTTGAGCAACATTTCCGTTAGTGCCGCACGGCGAGACATTATAGAAGTTAATTGAAAGTGATCAGCGGTACTCCGTTCAGTAACGTATACAGTCTGCCGGGCCATAGAAGACTTCGGGCCGCGACAGGTAATATAATTCGGTGCTGTCATTGTAATATATTTCGGGTATGATATTATTGGGTTAGTTATAATATGACTTTTTTGGGTCCGATCAGAATCGATAAATGCAATGTTGTAACTGCACAACTGCATAAACAATTTTTTCATAGCAGCATACGCATTCGAGTTAAGCCCCATGGGAGTTGCATATGACGCAAACTGTACCGGAAACAACTCATCGAATATATTATTAAAAAAGGATTCGTAGTACCCCTTTGCCTCGATGTGCCCCATGTTATGTAACTGAGCCATGATCCCTTGTAAAGTTTCATTGCTATCGAACCAACTTTGGTAAGTGGTGTGGCCTGGAATAAGATCGATATCTACCATTTGTTCTCGTATCATATGACTATATATATGTTCTCTTGCGGCATGGTACACAGCATCACCATTCAGTCGTAGCAGAACTCCGGCTTCTTTTATTGCGGAGAACACTAGATCAAAATAAATCATCATATGCTCTGAGGATTCTATCGCGCCTGGATGTATTGGTATCCTTGCTGTAAAAGTTTCGACATCTATCAAATTCGACAGGTTGTATTTATGCCCGCCAAACCAGAAAGTATTAGGTATTTGAGTGTTCCTGCTGTAAAAATTAAAGAAGGTAACTCCCCCGGCTGGGATAGAAACTGGCATCACTGTACCTCTTTCTCCAAAAGTACAATAGTGCATTAGTGCTGCCGCTTCCCCTATAGTAAATAGTCTGGCATTGCCTATAATCGGTAAGGTTATGGTAGTGTTGAATGCCAAATTCCCTTGTTGGTAATTAAAGAGAAATAAATGAAATATCGTGGCATAAAATAAATCCACATATTCGGTATTTAGGTCGATCTTAGTTAGCTCTACAAGTTTGGTAGGGATATAAGTAGATGTTGAAGATCCAAACAGTTTACTATAGCTAACTTTCCTTTCTTGTGAGGCATCAAGGTCTAGTCCGTTATCATGTAGTCTTTGTGTGATTGATGATACGGATTCTGTGGAAGTATACATATCACTGTTTGACGCAAAGGCATTTCCGGCGATATTTTCTGATACAATTTCCGGTAATACCTTACAGTTACTTTCAGACCCAGATGTATCAACCACAATAGATTTAGTATTGAGGGTTATCCCGTGGTCACGTAGTAAGTTGTCAGCAATAATATTTAGAGTACTAGTCTTTCCTCTTTCTCTATTAATGAACCGCATGTTATGGTATAAGAAAAGTTGTTGTCTGGTATCCAACACGGTTCGATAATCGTCCAGTCCTTTTGACTTAAGGTACTCCCATATATGGAACGGATGCACGTTGTTGGTCTTTAAATTTTTTAAGCGTTGTGAAAATAGTATGGTTGGAGCTACCGCCCATAGGGTTGCCCATATTGCTAATGGGTAGTACTCTTCAACTTCTGCGAAAACTGGGATGATCCACCTTTGTTTGAAGTAGTTTACAAGTTCCTTGAAGGTATTGAGCATGCTCTCTCGCTCACTCTGCTCCAGTATGGTAGGATCAGTTCGAAGTATTGTCATATCGTCGGCATTTATAGCATCTTCTATATTACTGATCGGATATACTATAGACTTAATAAGATCTATTTGAGTTGGGTATCTACCACATAATCTAAGATACTCTTCATTCGGAAGTTTATGGACGTTGGCAGTCTTAGGATGTAGCACTTCCATACCTCGGCTAAGGAGGATAGTGGAACCGTCGTCTATTGACTGTAGGGTCATTGGAATATCGGTACTGGCATATTGTCCCGCGAGACGAAGATAGTATGGATTTTCCGTATCAGGAATAGTTGTTTTCCCAACTCGCATCGCTTCCTGCCTACCAGCATGTTCTGCAAGTAACGTGCTTTTGATAGTGATAGTTTGTAAGAAATACATGATTTCTTTTATATATAGTTCAATCATAATTACACACCATTTATAAGTTAATTGATTTCAGGAGGTATTATATAATGTCAGCGGAGAATAAAAATATGCTCATACGAGGGATGGATAGATTTGTTCGAATATTCAATCCTTCCCCTACCGCTAAAGAGGATTCGCTAGAAACAAAGGCTCAGGCCATGCCACTAGGCCAGTTTTCAAACAAAGAATTATCTCCGGCCTTTAAGACTGCGACCAAAAGCGATAAGCGGCGAGACACCGGAAAAGACATGCGACGTTATTTCGAAGAGACAAGTGCTGCAAGTAAGGATACCATGAAAGAGCTTGCCAGCTTAGCGACCATGGCCCCAGAAATAAAACGAGCAAGGGACATCTTAGTAGCATCCATAATATCCCCAAACGATATGCAAGAAAATTCCATTTCCATTACCGTAGACGTGCCGGAGCTAGAGACAGGGAAACTACAAAGCGACATTAACAAATACCTAACTGATTTTTTCAACAACGATCTAGAGTTTGGGGTTAAACTGTCCTCTTACATAGGAGAATGTCTCTATGACTCAGGATCTAAGGCGCTCATGATTGTACCCAAGTATAACATTGGTACCCTATCCGGTGCTGCCGAATTACGAGATAAGGCGGAAGTCGGGTTAGAGCATTTGATGCAGCATGAGAAATTATCCTCGACGTATAGTACTGATTTTTCAAACGCTTGCCGAGAGCTCGGCAAAGAGAAACAGTCTGGTATTGTCGGAGACTGCGTGGCCGACATCAATAATGATCCGGAGTTTAGGTATATAAAAGAGGCTGATATAACTAAGTTTGCTGAGGTGGCACTAGAAAGTACCGTCTCTAAACTTGGGGCTAAGGAGACTGAGCATAAAATAATATCAGTATCTGACAATCCTAGTCTTGTCAATATTGGAGATCGAAAAACTGATACCGCCCTGTCTGAGCTGTATGATAGGGTAGGTAAACAATTCAAGAAGCTCCATAAAGATAATTTGTTTGTGCTATCTGAAAATTTAATTGGTGCTGACGGGGAACTCCCGGTTGTGGTAGAGTTACCGACAGAATCAGTTATTCCAGTAACCGTACCTGGGTATGAAAAAGAACATCTCGGTTACTTCGTTCTCGTCGATAACCATGGTAATGCAATCTCCGGCAAAGAACAAACAACGTCCAAGCAACTAACAGCGCAAGCAGCGAAAACCTTCTATGGTAGTAATATGAGTGGGGACATGGACGATAAGCAAAGATATCATGTAGCATCTAGCGTGTTCAATATGACTATTAAAAGTCTTATAGAATCAAAGCTTGATGAGTATGGATTGACGGGCCTATCCATATCCCGGTACAACGCTATTGCCGCCTCCATGTTCGATCATTTTATTAAAAAGAATAAAGTAGGATTAATATTTGTACCAGAGCCACTGATGGTCTATTATCGCTTCGAGCATAGAAAAAATGGTACCGGAAAATCTCTGTTGGAGGATGCTTCTTTTTTATTGGCACTAAGGACTACCACTATGGTGGCCCGTGTTATGGCGGCTTCAAAAGATGCGATAGATAAAAAGACTGTAGAGGTTGGGATCAGCGAGCAAGAAAAAAATCCAGAGGCGCTGATGGATATGGTCACCAACATGTTCGTTGAGAAGCGGATGCCTTCATTCTCCAATGATCCTATGGCGGTGGCCGAGAGGTTAACTAGGAATGCTCTTACCATTCAACCGAAGGGACTGGATGACTATAAGGAAGCATTTTCTGTAGTAACCGAGAGCAAGCCCTCTAATACTGTCCAGCCGGATCATGCCTTATTTGAGGTCCTGACTGATATGGTCATCGATTACTTGGTCGTACCGCATGATGCGCTCAACCATACCAAAGAAACCGAGTATTCTCGATCTGTTGCTACTAATAGTATATTTTTCTCAAACACTGTTAGGGGGTACCAAAGGATAGTTCAAAAGTATAATAATAAGTTTGCCAGGATGTATCTAACCTACGCCCCGGCCGTGCAAGAAAAGATCAAGGAGATAATAAGTTCTTCAACTGATATGGATAAAGATTCTGCGAAGTTAAAGCATAATAAGATTATGCAGAGCCTAATTAAAAGTATCTCTATTAATTTGGCTTCCCCTGCAGTAAGCACCAACAAAGCACAGTTCGAGGAATTATCTAGTTTTATGGATATGATAGGCCGTACCGTAGACTCTCTGTTACCAGATGAATTTATTGATGCTGAGAATAGAGACCTTAAAGAACTTATGGGTACGATGCGAGCAACTGTGAAATCGCAGTCCATTCGAAAATTTCTAGACAGCGTTGGATTCCAGGGAACTATAAATGTTCCTATGTTGGAGGATATAGATACGGATTCTATCGAATCTGCACACCAATTGATGCTAAACTTACAGCGTATGCTGAAGGATCAAAAGGCAGCACTTGCTCCTGATGCGTAAGTATATATAGACAAGGCTGGGGAGAAATCTCCCCAGCCTTGTCTAACAGCTACTCCGTTGAGACGCTCAGTACGGCTAACCCTGAGAAGCAATTATTTTATCTGCTTCCCCTTTAAGCCCATCATCAACTATAGTATTTTGTACTTCTGGAACGGGAACAAATTTTGAATTGTAGTTAATACCATTCAATCCAAGTTGGCTACCGATATATTTTCCATACTCTCTAGTATAGTCATTATGTACTACTACACCAGAGAACGGGATCGTTCTCTCCATGTTCTTGGCAGTGCCAATCCCACGCTCTAGTCCGAGATCCCCAGTTTCTTTTGGGAATAGGTTGCAGTATAAAGCGGCCTCAAGCATTTGAGAGGATTCCATTGTGGGTGGAAACTGGAGACCCATCATAGTCATGGCATACGTAGAAGGGACCATGTCCTTTGGTGACGCCATGCCAGACTGCGAGGCATTACTATCGGGATGCTGCATGTCCCATATCCATTTCCGAACCATGTTCCAGGCTAAGTTTCCAATTTTTTCAGGCCATACGAAAGAGGGAGAGATGGCAGCTCGTTTAGTCTTTCCTGGCTGCTCTAGCATCTGTCCATCCATCCCAAGTGGAGACTCCTGGGTCTCCAGGGAATAATTTAAGTCGATGCCAGTGATTGAAGTGGCGTGCGACTCTACCATGTTCTTAATTAATCTTGCAAACTCAGGATTGTCGTCATACATTGACGGCGTCTGTAGTACCACGAACACTGTGGGAGTAAACAGTTGTGGCGTGCTGGCATCAAGCAAACTTAGATTCATGCCAGTTCCAAATTGTCCACCGTCCAGTGCGTTAGCTACCCTGAGACCGTCCGAGACGCCAAGATTTGCCATATGGGCTACTATGTTGTCCATCTATACTTCCTCCATTAATCGATGATATTGTACTATGAATGTTGTCAAAGATACTACGCTACATTTTCGCGACTACAGACAACGTCGACTTCCCATACTCGAGAAGATGCGGGGCCTTCAATGGCGATGGTTACATGCTGTATGTAACCAACTCGAGCTTCCTCATCTGTCTGGTATACTATCACAGTAAAGCCATACTTTCCATTGACTATCTCAGACAACCGTGTTTCGAGGTCTTTTCTCATTTTTTCGTGCAATTGCTTAACTGGAATCTGTAACCCGGCATGCACTGCCCAGGATTCCCTTATTGCGTGTTTAAAATAAATGATTGCATCTGTGAACGTGTCGTCAACTAGTACGGATGAATCATATGGATAAACTGTCCTGACCCCCGCATAGTGTCTGATGGTCATGGTGGCGTATTGACAGTAGTTGGCTCCGGCATCCCAGGATCGTTCCTTGATGTCTTCGTTATTCGGAGTCCAGGAAATCTTTTTGAACATTTCTATGTCCGAGTTCGGCCGACCCTTTGTCTCCTTGTCTAGAAAAGTTTTGTTGTTATACATAGCCTTCTTTATGGCGTACCATAAAGTCATCGGGAGGAAAGTATTTCCGTAGCCACCGATAGGAATTCCAGACTGCATGAATACCAAGGCGCGACAACAAGAGGTGCCCTTAATAACTGATTCTTTCATTAGTAGAGCGTAAGAGTTTAGAACCGCTGCTAGAGACTCATCCTCAGCTGCCGCAAGGACGCCACCTGAAGTTGTGTGGGTACCTACACATATCTTTACATCATCCCTAACGTCCATAAAATTAAGCATGTCCTTTTTGCCAGCTAGTGTAGCTCCGTGATCAATTATTGCAGTGAAGGGATATCTTGCTTTGTCAGCAAGATCAGGGTTTGCTGTAAGCTCGTATACCTGTTTTGATAGTGCTTCAATAGTCGACTCGATTAGCGACCCGTCGGCACCACCAGACATGTAATGCGTTACGTTAGGACTCAATAGTATAGAGGCTGCAGAGAACTGTACGGAATCATAATAAAATCCATCCAGGTCTCTTCCGGTAAATAGGTTAACCGTCCATGCATCGCCCATAGCGATATTTCCTACGGCGGTTTCTTTTGCCAGAACTAGCTCGGAAATTATTTCAACGTTATCCGGATACGACACGACATTGAAAGGTAAGGCGGTATTACCCACGTAGTTTCTATCAATAACCGCATCTGCCGAAACTTCAAGTTTCGTTACCGGATCAATAGCATTAGGACGGAAGCAATAATCTGCTGCGGTGTTTCCATACTTATCTTTTAATACCGTGGTAGTAGAAGCATTAAATCCTTTATTGACTGGGGACATAGTTAGAAAAATACTACCGACCCGGCCCACCAACGCTGTGTCGTTTGCTCCAGCATCGTATGACAATCTTAATCCTCTGTCATTGCCGTGTAACCCAGGAGAGGTGGCCTCGTATGCTTGAATTGGATAAGTAGTTACTGCGCCGGTCGTGGTCGGAATAAGAGCGTCCTTGTCCTCAGTACCAAGCAATTCGCGAAAGCTCCAAGTAAGTTCAATTCCCGGTTCCGTTACTGGGGGAGATGCTTCCACAAACTCCCCATTAGAATCGACTGTTCTTCGTCCAGACCCATCCTTTTCGTATTGTGGGACGTCTACTTCTTGAACGGATAATTCCAATACTCCATTTGCGGGTATCGCAGCATCATCTGCTACGCGCATGATGAAGGCCCCACAATAAGGTAGTGTCTGGGACAGATAAAATGCCTGTGCACTAAAGTAGGTACTGTTCGTTGGATTGAAAGTTTCTTGACCAAATGTCTTTCTGGCGACCATAAAAGTTGGACACCATACGGGAACATTCACCACACCTTGCTGTGCCTTTATGACGAACAAAGGTCGGTGCAGTGGTAGCTCGCTTACAGTCAAGGGCTCTTGGATACTGATGTCTTCTACATTTACTGTGAAGTGTGGGTAGCTCTTTGTTGTCATTTAATGACTCCTTCATCGACAATCTTATAGCAATTGTCTTGTTAATATTAAATCACTTTAAAAAAATTTGGAGGTTAGAAATGCAAAAACCAAGTATATACACAACCCCATTTGGGAAAGCAATATATCTCGAAGGTCATCATATTCCTAACGCGGTAACCTTTCTTACCAAAAATGTTAAAATGTTAGAACTATCTCCAGAGAATGTACAATGGGTATTGACCACTCGAGTAATAGCCCAAACTCCAATCAGTGGGATAGTACAACATATCATAGATGCTAAAAAAGCACCCGCGTTCCTTTTCCTAGACTTTACTAGGTTTACTTTATCCGACATCCCAGAACTGTTCACTATGGATGAAGTAACCATAGATGGCGGAAATTTACCAAAGAATATAGACTCAATAACATCACCTAACCTCAAACGGATATGGATTAATGTCACTCCTATAGTTAAAAGTAAAAAACAACCCGGAGATAAAACTGAAATTTCTGATATTGGAAAACTTCATAGCCAGATGGTAAGGGGTATATTATGTCGATCATATGATCAAGCGACGGGCATGTGGTTACCTACTAACATCGCAACATTTATTATTGAATCCTATAGTATGATTGCCAATTTGTTGCGAAGAAAACTCAATTTAAGCAACGATCAATATAAACTATTGCGTATTCTTTTAGCTACCTACTACGCGCAGCTATTAGGAGATCCGAAAGACTCTCTCAAGATGCCCAAGCTGCTACATGGATGTACGAAAACTCTTGGTAACATTGCGGACATCATTGGAATAATGGAAGAGATCGAAGAGTTTAGACCAAACAATGGGGAATCATTATTAACACTGCCGACAATAGTAGAAGTGCTACGACGTCATCCCACCACATCGGAGAGAATGAAAACTTTTACGTTATTTGAATTTAATCGTGTTGTGGCTGGAGCAACGGACACTCAGTCTATGTTAACCTCTATAGACTACCCACCTTATTTTGTGCACATGATGTTAAAGATAGCCAGTGGCCACAAACATCCTGCCATGAACTCACTATTTTGGGATGCTAAGGTAAAGCGAGAGCTTGGGAATTTCTGCAGTGATCTGAACCGAAGTCCCGAATTCATTAAAAAGGTTATGATATGAATGAGCAACTTTGTGAGCACCTAAATAAGTATTTATTTGGTTCCATCTGGAATTCTCCACTGAAGGAGTTCCGACGGACCATACTTCCACACATGTTGAATGGCCGTTCTGTTCAGGGGATATATATGGACCCGTTGCATCAGGTCAAACTTCCCACCACAGCAGACCCGTATTATCTGTACGTGATAGATCAATCAGTTCTCGGTAAAACAATATCAGCAAATGAATGGATCACGGTTGCTTCTTACATAGGCAATGGTAGATTATCCATACGTTTGCATACGGACGAAGGAGAGCTATTATACAGAAATCAAGTATGGATGAAAGAGGGTTGGGATGGAAAAATACTTTACATCGCAGTTGATAAGTATATGCTTGCTGCAATAGCGGAAGGCATGTCTTCTTTCGAACCGTCCAAAGTATATATGGCAATCTATTACGATAGTAACCCAGAAGATAACGTTACCAGAGAATTGGCAATCTTAGATACTGATCAGTTACGAGATCAATTTTTTAATAAAGCACTCCATTCAGATACTTCTAGAGTATTTCTCGATGGTAACGAAGCGCGAGTTACCCAGTTGTCAGATTTAAAACTAGGAGCAAGAATAGAAGTTATAAAGGATGCCAATGTACAATATTCTTTTGAGCTTGATTTAACCACAGATGCCGACACTTCCCAGTATGTGTCCAGTACTGATGCGACAATTAAGCAGATCGTGCACATACCAAAAGCTCTTAATCCGGACAATAGAGTCATTACTCACAATACATGTGATATCTACGTCAGGCCTACGAATGGCTTACCTGGAAACAACCTCAGGGGAAAGCTACTACATCGATGCCAAACAAAACATCCCATTACGCAATTGACACATAATGACTTTTCGATACCGGTTGTAGTACTGGATGCCTTTCGATCAAGTATCGGATCGGCGGATATATCTCTATATGTTGAATGCCGGCATCATGGCAAAGATCAATACTTGCTTCGAGAAAAAATGTATATAGACTTACTTTATACACTACCGGACGAGGAGATCATTAAATTTTTTATTGATGAGGGCGATAGAACATTACCATTCTGGACAGCTACGGAACTAGAGAATGCCCCGTATCCCAAAATGCTGTTTGATTCCCCTAGTTACGTGACTGCAGAAAATATCGATAAGTACGTTAACGTTTTTGGATACAACAGAGTGCTGTCCCTCATCGGCCCAAGAGTACATCGACACCTTAAGACTGTTGAGCTGGAGAGAGATTTTTTTATCAGCATTCCGCTCCTGTTTCAGAGCAAACCACTCACTGCTAATGTGTTTATGGACGGATTAAAGATTCCTAAATCCCTTACAACTACTTCAATCAATTCTCCAACAAATATGCAAATAGTTATAGATCCATCGTACCCTTGGCCCGCCAATGGAGAAGTCATAGTAGAATTTCTTGAATCTCCGGACGTACCAGCGTATCAGTTTGTTCCAACTGATGAGAATATGTCAATATCTATTACGTATAGTAATTTTAACCTATACCAAGAAACAACCGGAGCTGTATTCACTGGAGTAAACAAAACGTCAGATAAAGTTTTTATTCCGATCCCAATATCCTCCGGTATTGCATCTTCCGTTACAATAGACGGAATAACTACAATTACTTTTACCGATACAGCTAAGAATAACATTTATCATATTCAGTGCGAGCAGGGATCTTTTTCTATAGAAAAAGATCTAGCCCCGTTGTATTCTTTTGCAGAACCCTTTACTATCGATCTCGAAGTGACTACGGAAAACACACTTGTTCGAGTTCCAATACTCGGCCAAAAAGCAACTATAGTGTATTTGAATGGTAAAGAGTTGATACCGAACGTAGACTTTCAGATTATAACACTAGAAACCAGCGCTGAAAATGAATCATTCTCGCAGATACTGATACAGAATTTAGAGTATATAACCGAGGATAACAACACGGCCGAGGTACACATTCTAAGGGATTCGATTATAAATCAAAAGAGTGGATTTATCGGTGAGCCGATTATAGAGGATGCCGATGTTGCTTCTACCTGGCTAGATGGATTGAGCGTGGCTGTCGTTGATGGTAAACTAATCAAAGATATTGCTATATTGGGGAACGCTGCCGTAATAGGAAATTATACCCCAAGGCTCGGTGCTTTTTATGGGGTTAGGACAGTAGTCCCAGCAACCATCAAGGAGTTTCTTAGTGACTACAGCACGGATGATGATACAGCCAGAATATCACTCATCAACACCTACCTAAACTCTGTACCAAACGGACCAGACGATGCTTATCAATGGTTAGAACATTCCCATAAGATTTATAGTGTGTTTACGCACATGATAATACGGGATATACTGGGGGGAAATTTTACACTTGGAGTTGAAACAGATCGTGACAAAATACTAAAGGCAGTTAGTTCCTACGATTACTTAAGAGCATTCGATGTTGTATTTCGACCCAACCTTAACCTTAAGTTTATTGATGCTTATCCGACATATCGAAACTTCAATACTGATGATATGTTACAATACCAAGCAATACATCAATTGGTAGAGGCCGCGTTGCCGCCAGATGCCATAACACATGGAGACGTCGTATCATGACTACAATATTATTCAATGCGCAAAGTCCTAAGGTATACAGGATAGGCGACATTTACGATCCGGATGCACATGGTGACTATCCTACTGAGGATGGCAAAGTTGTCCCGAGTATTGGCTCTATTCTAATAGATGGGACGGCGCTATTTACAGTGATAAAGGTTAATCCGATAACGCTCAAGACTACCTACAAACCCTCCACGGTGGTAACTACAGTGGGGGACGGTGGAAATGAAATACTAAGCTACGGTAATGATAAATTTATGTTATATTTCGACAATCGAAATACCCCAACTAAGCTTATCGTCGACAGTAGATATTCTGATACTTCTGGTACTGGCGTGGAGTATACTTTGGTCAAGGTAGATGAAGAGGGGGGTCGTAAACCTATTTCACTATATGTCGACACGCAGGATGCGTTTGCGGGGGAGCGAATACCGATGGTTGAAACGGCCATAGAAGGAATCCCAAAGTGCGCTAATTGTTACACCCTGGATCCATTGGTTGAAGGGGAAATGGTAGAGTTAGAAATCTATGATAACGCTGGAGTACTAACTACTATTGTGAAATTAACAAGCAAGAAAGCTAACGTTCTCAATGACTTTGGAAGTGAAGTAAATCCTGTGGTAGATTTTATTGCCGGGGCTTCGCAGGAATCTGGTGATGAGTGGCTGTTATACGTTGGACAGGATCCGGACGATCTTGCAATATGGCTGAAGCTTGTTTTTGCCGATGGGTCCCTACAAAATATTGCCGTTGATAATCTATCATGTTTTATGTACGGCTTCGATCAAATTGAGTCCAATTTCCCCTGCAAAAAATTTACTGTCTTGTTTAAATACTTCCTTCCTAAAAAAGTTCCGACAACGCTACCGATCGATCTGGATGCTAATTTTATAACCTTGACAAAGACTGTATTCGTAGACTCTAAAACAAAGACCAATTTTTCTAAGATATCTCCGATGCTGTTCTGGAATCAAACTACAGCTAGTTGGGACATTAAGTACTTTGCTTACTTTCAAACTAGAGATACCTTCGAAGATGTGACAGCATTGGTTACTTATTCCGGCGAGGCATTTGATCCAAGTATGATCGGTGTTTCTCAGGATATAGTTATAGTGGTTCCTAATAATACTGGGGATCCGACAGTTCCGATAGAAGACTACACGCAACACATAACGATCCGTTTAAACACTCCCTTGGACATGGAACCTTATCTGACGTCTGAAACCGGGGATACCATGAATGTCTACGGGACCCATGCCGGAACTATAGCAAGACCTGTTATTAGATACGATGCTGCGCTGGAACAGTATTTTATACCAAACAGTTTGTTTTCCAGTAAGGAGGTTATGGTTAATTTCTTTTACACGCGAGCCGCAGCACCTTGGTTAGCCGCAGTGGAAACACAGGCTCCAGTTCCAACACATTTTACCATAAGAGAAATAACGTCCAGACGACTACTGCTAGCAGAGCCGATGTCCATGGATAATTACACTACCACCATGACGTTTCTAACCACCAGTCAAAATTCAGCAGCACAATTCGTTGATGCGACGGTAGCAGTAGAGTTTCTTACAGAGGACTCCGGATCATACAGTATACTTTATGGCGTTCCGGTCGACGTAGGTACAGGAAACTATAACGGATAGGATGCGTGTATGGAACAGATAGGACATCCTATCTGTTCCATATCGTTACTCGCAGTCTTGCCGCAGTTCAGTATCTTTTTAATTAGATAAGAAATACTATAATAGCCATTTAAAAAAAAGTTCATCTGTATCTTAAACATATATCATTAAAATGAGAATTAGTTGTATACACATTTAGGCCAATAGGAGTGTATTAGTATGGAGTTAAAATATGTAATAATTATTAACCCTGGAGATGTTAGATGTTACTCGCCGAGCTATATGACCTATCTGCAGACATTAGAAGCTATAAAAATTCAGACTAAGATAATTTTAATTATTGAGCATGCCTCCATCCTGAAGTCATTTAATCTTTCTAGCGCTTTAGTAGCGACTAAGATATGTCAGGCTAATAGCTGGACTGCGCTAATGGGAACTTACATAACAGAACAACTATTAGAGTTTTATGTTACAGAGATTCCCAAACTACTACACTACCAGGAAGAGGTTGGAGACACCAACACAGTCAAGATACTTCCGTTAGATCTTCCGACCAATAAAAAGTTAGTCCGGCATTATTCGTGCGACGATGCGCTCGACATACAACTTGGCTATGTCTCATTTAAGAACGATCCTAGTTTGCGTAATAAGAATAGTTTTAAGTGGAACTTAGGCGACATAGTTTTTACGAAGCTCGACACTCATGATAGTAGTGTTAACTTTGACAACTGTATCCCAATTGTTAATGGGGTGGCAAGATGGCCAACAGTATATGAGAATGAATTGTATGCTATCGATAGCACTGCATTACTCGCATCGGCAGGTAATAGAAATTCTAATGTAAGCCTGATAGACTTCACTCCCGTTGGCGATATTGAAACTATAAAATTTACGGAGTGTGCAGTCTCTGTTGTTGAAGAAAATCTTATTCAGGTAGCATTACCGGATGGAGTAAGTCTACAGAATAAAACTCCAATCCTCGTGATAGAGGGAAGATTATTTTTTGCGCACGAACTACACCAAGTGTCAAAGTTCATGTTATCGATAGACTTAGCGAGACTGCCACTTCAGGCTGCCGCTGTCCGAAATGATTTTCTAATGGAGAAATTTAGTTCTATCATTCCGGTGGTGGATATTGCAAACATAAAAGAGAGACTACTTTCTACCGCGGTTGGGCAAAATGCATCGGCATTTATTATTATTGTCGATAATCCGAGTATTGATGTTCTATATACCCGACCACTATATAAGAGCACAGTCAATTCATTTTTCTTTCCAAAGAATTCTCACGGGATCCTAACGTCAACTATAACTAGGGACATCATAGACTTCGTTAATATCCCATACGAGGATAATGATCTACTTACCATGTCACTTCCCATTCCAGGAAAGCTGCTGCCTTGTCGGCAGAACGAAACTGGGGCAATAGCCATTGAGTACACTACAGATAAACAATTAGAGTATAAGGATATAGGTACTTGGGATGTAAAACTAATCAACCTAACGGGCTAACTTATGAAATCATTTTTTAAAACGACCAAAAATAACACGGTTGAGTTTGTAGGGGATAAGTTGGAAATATTCCTACCAAAGCGATTCGATCAGTATGGAACCAGTATAACGGATCATGTGGAATGTATGGGCATTTTCTCCCTGCTTATTAACGATAAAATTAAGAAGGGTTTTTTTCTTCCAGCTATGATTACCATTGAGCCATCAGAAGTTGGCAATGCCTCAATAAACAAAGTGCCGTTTCATAAATTTACTTTAGTCAAGGGGGACAAATTTTTACGAACGACTGAAATAATAATGAATCAGTCCCTAGCATTTATATGCTTCCTAGAATTTATTTTTCTCGGAAACCGGATGGAGTTCATGGACTACGACTTTTCTGCTCTTATGTTCGAGGTAGTCCAAACTACCTGTGGTGTTAATTTTGGCGTAGAACGAACACTATTTGAGATCATTATTTCCCATCTAGAACGAATGCCAAATAATTTGACTGCTTATTTTCGATCATCTGACATGAAAGGAGATAGCGTTTCAATCCCTATGCGAGCAGTAGCGCAAGCTGCAGTATCAACCTCTAGCAGAATGATGGGATCGTATCTAAATGATTCAATTAATTCTTCTTTAGTTAATCACTCCGACGAGGTATCCCCAATAGAAAACTTACTACGACAATAATGAGGAATAGATTATGACACCAATGCCGCGCAATTCCAAGTACGCGATCGAACTTAGAAAATTAGATGTGATAAACGGGCAACGGCTTAAGGAACTTAGGCCAAATTCAGCAGGGTTTTATAAGGTTCCATTGTTTGTGATGGATGCCGTTTCGAGAAATGCTTCTTGGTATTATCCAGAATCAGTTATTGCTGCGCACAACAATCCAAATATGAAATTCTATAAGGCATTAACGGAAGGGAATCTTGAAGGGGAATGGCAGCATCCTTTCATGGACGACAGTATCAATCGTATAGTTAAAATTGATAGAACAAAAACTTCTCATGTTATCTCTGCTATAGCAACGGAACAATCTCCGGATGGAAAGGCAACTATCATTTATGGTTGGATTCGTCCAGCAGGCCCATACAAACAAGCATTAGTGGATTCCTTCGCAGACCCACATATTAATACTGCATTCAGCATCAGAAGCTTAGTGTCTATCGTTAAGAAAGTTAAAGATGTGGATCATAAAAAAATGCTAGCAGTGATCACCTACGATTCTTGCGATGGACCTGGGTTTGAGATGGCATCTAAACGATATGCCCCGGATGTTTCGAGCAACGAATCAATGTCAGTAGACTTTGATATAAAGGATACTGCGAGCTGTGATGATCTGTATTCTGGGCTTGCGGTAGAGAGTATAGAGAACGGATCTATTATGGATCTTTTTGGAACAGACGAAATCAATATAGTTTCTAAAGTTCTTGGAATCTACGATCCTGCTACCAGAAAAGTGTTAGACAATGCTAAGCCGCAATCTATTTTTCATAACTGTTTCAGGCATGCCTAAAGGAATCTATTATGGCGCAAATACGTTTCAATGAAGATAACCCATTACCAAAACAGGATACTGCCCATTCAGTCCTTGTTACGTCGACTATCTCCGGGACCAATACTTACACCGTAGCAACCATACACGGAATAGTAGGTCCTTCTCGGACACTGCAGACATTATTAGCCGTGCTAACTAATGCTACCAAAGGAGACAAAGTAGATATAATTATCGACAGTCCGGGAGGGCATGTCTCTACTGGAATAATAATAATGAATGCAATAATGCAATCAAGCGCTAGCGTAAAGACTATCGCCCAAGGCGACTGTGCTTCCATTGCCTGTTGTATATGGTCAGTTGGGGACGAACTTGAAGCACAAGACTGGTCAGAGATCATGGTGCATATGTCTTCTCATGGTGCCCGAGGAAACAGTAAAGCCATAGAACTTGATGCCCAGCAAATCATTAGGTTTATGGAGTTTATCTTCGAGTATCAAAAAAATCGTGGACTATTTACGGAAGAAGAAATTGATAGAGTTTGCAACAATAAACTTGATCTATATCTTACTGGGACCGAAATGCAAGAACGATTAAAGTCCATTAAGTCTAGCGGAAAGGAGTTATAATGAAATTTACTATTACAGATCCGGTACCAGAACTGGTTTCGGTAGACGAAGCTTTTCAGGCGTCCTTTGAGAGTATTGATTTCCGACCGCTTGACGATCCGCCATTACCGGCAACCGAAGCGTGGATAGACGATTTGGTCATTGGGGAAAATTATCTTTTAAGTAATGAGGACAATAGATATAAAGGATCAAGAGAACGACCACCCTATTTAATTATGCAAGATAGTACTACTGATAAAAGCATAGTACATATCAGAATATTTGATTTTGTACAGGATTCCCCAGAGTTACTATTACTCTTGGGTATGGCGAGCCAGCACACAGAGATAGTTATCTTTTTTGATTGCTGCTCATTTAGTGACAATTTCCAAAAGGCTTTGATGAATGCTATCAAGTATTCGAAAGCTTCAGTTGTCACTGTAGCTAATGCTATCTTCGAACTATCTTCATTATTAGTATGGTTGTCTGGTAGCCGGCTCAAGGTAGGGCCATTTTCACGAGTACAGTTTGGAGACAGGAGTATCGTAACATACGGTTCCAGGCAGGATATAGCCGAGGGACTAGAGCACAATAACAAAACTGCAGAAAATTTTTTTAAGTATGTCATAGATCATGGACTACTTACAGCAGAAGAGTATAGTGATATTATGGTACGTAAGGCCTCAGTAAATCTTTATGGGGAAGAATTGACAGAACGAGTAGCTGTCGCCAATGAGATTAAATCCAAACTGTAGTTGATTTATTATTAAACGAGAAGGGATAAGTCATGGATGCACATTGCGATACGCTTAGTGACATAATAGAGTATATGTCCACAATAGAGAATTTTAAACACGAAATAAGGGTGCTGTTAGATTTACATACTTCGATTGAGGCGTATGGAATGTCCCCAGCACTATCTGCTTTTGTTGATCGGTCGGGCGGTCTCACGCAGTTGTTCGGAGAAGAGTTCGGAGACCTTTCCCCAGAAGCAGCATGTGAGGGATTACTCTCCTCTGTTAAGGAAGCATTCATTAAGTTCATCGAGATGGTTAAGGATTTTTTTGCCAAGCTTCATGCGTTTCTATTCAGGACTACTAAGGATAGCGAAGCTTCAACGGATCGAATTGTAAAGACTGTGAAGAGAATGACCAAACTTCCTGATGTCAGTACTGTTCCATTAAAGACAAAGGTTCCCTCGGTAGAAACTGCTCAGTTATACGGGGATCTAGCCAGTGAGGCAAGTCGGGCGTACACTAAAGTATTCGAACATTTTAGGGACAGTGATCCTATAACATTTTTGGATGAGCCTATTAGACAACTGTACGAGAATTTTCGACATAAGATCAAGTGCGGTCGTTCAAGGGCTCAAAAGAAGCAGGACGTTTATTTCTTTAAGATCGACGACCCAATCATGGAAGAGGGACAAACCCTTGATACCTCTGGATGGGGATCGCTTATCTCTAATCCGGCAGAGTATAAGAGGATGGAAAAATCAAACAAAGAGCAGCTCCGCGCCGTGCAGGCTCGCTCGGGACTTTTTGTCAATGTGATGCAAGCGACTAAGTTACGGCTCGACGAGCTCGAACCGAAACAAGCTAAGCTATTAATGGGAGATATGCAAGCATGCACAAAGCATTTTAATAAGTTATTATCCCCTTCCGTTAAAATAGCCTTGGCCCTCAAGAGCATGAAAGAAGAAGTAGAGGGTATTCTTAGGGCACATAATTCTAACAGTGGAGCCGAGTCTTTTTCAATGACATAAGTAACCCCATAACCATACTACGCACTGCACGGGAAGCCTTCCCGTGTGGGTGCTCACAGGAGGCCGCCACTATGATTCTATTTGAGCAGGACATACGTGCTTCGAAGGTGTTAATTGACTACCAAACAAAAAATGCCTCCTTTATACATATGTCTATGGTGCTACAGCGCATGGGCGTTGCAAACAATAAATTCTTTTTAGCGCTTCATCAACAGGAACTGCAAGGGATTGATCCGCATAACCTGAAAGATACTTCATTGGAACTCAAGCAACGAATAGCGTATGAATCTAAAATAAATCCATGGTACTACGTTCGAGAAATAGTTCGAGTTCCAGTTACTGGACCAATACCGACACCGTACCAGCTTAATCGAGCAAATCTTGCGCTGACCTGGTTATTCCTTAGTAACATCGATACCTTCTTAACCATGCCTCGACAGATAGGAAAAACAGTAGCGGTGCTTGTTCCTGATAGCTGGTTAATGTATATAGCTGGGGTCAACTACCACATGGCCTACTTAGCTAATAGTACTAATCTTATTCATCAAACAGTAGATAAGATGAGAGAAATTCGAAACGAACTGCCCCCATATCTCGTGCACAAACATGTCCGAAATACTGACAACAAAGAAGGCCTTTCTTATCATCCGCTCGGAACAAGGTACATAACTAAGGTAGCTCAATCTGATAGGAGGGCAGCCATAAAGTTAGGAATGGGACAATCTAATCCAAAGCAACATTGGGATGAAGTATGTAACTTTCCAAATATAGATATCTCTCTACCATCGGCCATCTCGGCGACATCGGCGGCTAAGGATCAAGCAAAGTTGGCCGAGATTCCAGTATCGAATATGTACACGTCTACCGCTGGAGATCTACAAGATCCATCAGGACAATACGCATACAGTATGAAATCTGGGGCTCTTCGATTTAATGAGAAAATGTATGACGCGCCAAATGTCGAAGCCTTACACGCCGTGCTAAACCGTAATTCTCAAAATAAAATGTTTTATCTGGAATACTCATATCTGCAGTTAGGAAAGTCCAAGGAATGGTTTAGAGAAAAGACTGCGAATATTACTTGCCAAAAAACTATAGAGAAGGATTATTTAAACAGGTGGCAGAAGGGAAGTAAGGATGCTATTGTTCCTAAGCGGATGATAGATCTGCTTGAGAATGGAAAGGCAGAGCCACTAAAGACTACTATTTTTGAAACCTTAATTATAAATTGGTACGTAGATCCAGAAACTCTCACGATGAAAGGTTTCAAAGAGAGACGATTTATAATGGGCGGTGATACATCGGAAAATATCGGTATAGATTTTACCACGCTTGTGATGGTCGATCCGCACGATATGACCTTAATTTTTACAATGAGGTGCAACACCTCTAATTTAATATATGTTGCTAAATTGATAGTGAAGTATCTGAAAAAGTTTGAAAACAGTATTGCGGTGCTAGAACGAAACTATGCAGCTACTTTAATCGACCTCATTATTGTAGAGCTATGCAATGCCGGCCTGAATCCGTTTTTGAAATTATTTAACACCGCCATACAAGATTTTAAACCAGGTAACCCGCATCCGAGTACGCTGACCCCAGACGGACCTATACGAAAATGTTTCGGATTTCGGACTACCTCGGCGGCTAATTCGAGAAAGTTACTATACAAAGAAGTTCTCATGACGGCAATAGAAAAGAATCATGATAGGATGTTTGATGCTACTTTGATAGATGAAATAACTAGTCTAACTATTAGAAATGGTAGAGTGGATCATCCGGAAGGATCGCATGACGACTTGCTCATAGCGTACCTACTTACTATATTTTTCATACTGTTTGGAAAAAATTTGCATATGTACGGAATCAAAGAGGGAGAGTTTTTAGCCGGTATGGCAGACAACGGATCTAAAGTTGATCCAACTGTCAAGGAACGACAACGGCAGATACAACAAGAAATAGATAGGATAGAACGATTAGTAGAGAAAACCTCTTCGGAGTTGTTAAAGATTTCTTATGCGAGGGAGCTCAAACATTTAAAATCTTTGGTCAATGAAGATATTATTTCTGACTCGAGCAATCATGTTATAAGCGTACAACAAGTCAAAGAAGCGGTCAAGCCACCAAAAAGATCCTTGACCGATCTACACAAACTAATTAATTTCCTATAGTAAGGGAGACCAGTCATGGATCAACTAGAATATTTTATTGCTGATTACGAATCACACACAATGGTATCTGAAAAAATCGCCAGCATGGAGCAACTTGAATATGAGATTCGAATGCTTCTTAATATACATGATGTTATTAAGGCGCACGGAATGTCCGAGGCCCTATCACACTACGTTGACATCGATGGAGCGCTCACCGCTATTTGTGGGTCGAACTTTAAAAATTTAGATGCAGCTGCAGCATGCGAGGGAATACTACAAACTATCTATGAAGCAATAGTGGCATTGATCCAGAGAGTGGTAGATTTTTTTGCTAACCTCTTTAGTACTTCCCAGAGTAGCGCCGTTAGAAGCGATCGCCTAACTGAAAACTTTGAAGCTCTCACTAAACAATACCCACACATTAAGGATATTCCAGTGTCTAAGATGTTAGAGGAACAATATTTTAACGGATCAATCATCACGCATGAAGAAGCAACTAAGAGAACCATGGCCTACGGCAATTTAGTTATTGCCTACAATCGAATTATCGCACAGGCCGCCGACGGAAAACTTATAGTGACCCGAAGCGCGCTACATGATTTGATCAAGCAATACAAGGATTTTTTTCAGAAGTCTGCGAGCAATCCATATGCTTTAGCAATAAGTCCTTGTGCCTTGGAAGATAAATTGCTCGCTACTAAGTCTGGATGGGACCTCAACACGAATGACTTTGAAAAGTTAGATAAGAAGTATGCACAGATACTAGTGGATATAGTTAAGTATGAAAAAACCTTAGTTAAGTCCCTGAAAGAACTTAAGAAACGAGTCCTGGATCATGCTGATATTTCTGCCAAGGCATCAATGAATCAAGTAGTAAACATAATGTCCGGACTGGGAATATTTGCTACCGAAGTGAAAAAACTTAGTGCTGAAATAAACAAGGTTAAAGTACAGCTTCGGGGCATGATCGAAAAATATGCTAAGAAAACTAAAGGTAAATAATGGTGGGGTGATACTATGGCAAATGACTCGACTCTTAAAAAACTACTAAAAGCTAAATGGAACATCCCCATAACCCCAAAACATATCAAAGAGTTAGAGTACATGGTTAAGATATACGAGCTTCGGGACCGTCACCCCGAAGCCCTTAACACACCACTACTTGGAGTGGTTGATATGTTTTTTTTAGCAAGAGATCAACAAAGATTACACGAAATATTTGAGGTCTATAACATAGATGAATTTACTCGAACCTTTCAATCAAGCCCAGCAATCGATACTACACATAAAGTCGCTAGTGATCCATACAATTTTTTTACTATATGGCTGGCGCATCTGATAGCGAACAGTAAGTTATCAAACAAACAAAAAGAATCCGGCTTGTTTAACTTATTCAAATTACTTCATTATAAGTTCTTTACTTCAGTGGTCAATCATAATTTCCCATACAAGGCTGACGTAAATGTAATGAACTTGACTATAGATGAATTACCGGCCAAGTTCATAATTAAGAAGGGCAGTACCTCTACCTGGAAGTTAGCTATAGAACAACGGGCCAGAGATGTGTATGCAAGGGACAGTGTGCATTATAAAGTTATTCAGTCCTTTGTGCCAGATAAAAAGATTCTATACATCATATCGGATATATCCTCTAGGCTTCGTATGCGGCTAAGACTTATAATACAAAATTATTATAAGAATAAAGCCGAGAGTAAGAAGTTGCAGGAGTATCAAATAGTTAAAGATGTTGATGGCGAGAAGATAATACAAAACACTATAGCGTCTTACGATAAGATGTGCACCGGAGTAGCCAGCGAGGCACTCATAATACATAAGTTCATTAACTTCAAACATATAGAAATAGTATGTCAGCTACATGCCGTGTTGTCACCTGACATTTTTAGAACATTTCTTAATGGTTTTTCCGGTTTGGCTTCCTATCAATATGGGAAGCATCAGATAGATGAGGTCATCACTTCTAAAAAAGCAACTCGCTATACCGGATACCGCGCACTTATAACTGCTATTATTCAAACTACTTATCGAATCTGTATAAGAGATAAGGTACGCATGGACAAACCTATTATGATATTGTCCCGAGCGAGAGATGTTTTTAAAAGCTCCCGCGTAACCGACCCAACGATTCGAGATATCAAAGATAGTGTCGACTCACTTATCAATGATCAAAATATAACGAACAAGGATCCCATTAAGGTAGCACTTCGTATAGGGTTTATAACGTATATTTTGCTATTAAGTTTTGAACAACTGTAGCTATAAGAGAAGGTGCTGGGATCCCAGCACCTTCTCTTTTTCATAGCATGTAAGCCAAGAATGTTTTCACTCTTCCCGGATCTAATCGGGCACCACTTGCAAAATCGGTTACCAACTCTTCATATCGGGCATTCTCTTCCCGGTACTCTGATACTATATCCTTGATGGTGCCTATTTCTGCTCCGCCCATGATGTAACCACGATCTATGCTGATTACCAAGGTGTTGTAAATATAGGCTTTAGTTGCTGCGACAGCCATACGTCCAAATGCTTCGACGGCGCTGGCGTTGAGGTTATTGAATCCTTCGTCGTAGGCTATTTTAACCGATAGCCTCCAGTCCTGATGTGAGTGCATCGGAGGATCTAACCGTATGAGATCTCCAGACAGCACTTCCGCCATCGGAGTTATAACTCGATTGTGTCCAGTATGTGAAGACAGCATTGCGTCCATGTTACCAGGTACGGTTACTCCAGATTCAGAATGCGGCCCTCCGTAATATCCAACGTTTCCGTAGAATGCCGGCGGGGAGATATGGTTTACCCCAATGATAGGAAGATTATCTCTTTCCTCTGGGGGTATTCTATATACTGCATAATTTCCAAGGTTGGATATATTAGTATGTACGCTATTGTTCGTTCTTTCCCACCAATTCCCATGCAACGTAATATCTTTTATTTTTCCTCCGTTTAGGTTACATCGTAATGCGATTCTGTTTACTATTACAGCAGTGTACACGCGTTCGGATAGAGCCGTTGGAGGTCCTAAGGGGTTTTGTGGGAATCCTATCTCCATAACTTCCATTGGAATGCTATGGAATATTTCGGTCATTGTATAAGCAAGTGTATTGTGCATGATACTTCTCCTTGGCGGTTATTAAAATATCTATCCCCTACATAATATGCTCTAAACTACTTAATAAAGGACGTAATTAAAAATGACTAAAGAAACTGACGATAAAACAATATGTATTATTGAGCCTACCAACCACAAGGTAGATAGGGTCAGTGTACTAGGAATAATTGCTACTGCGGTTCGCAATAAGGGAGATAAAAAGAATGGCAATACGACAAAGCGACGGAACTGGGTTAGAGGTTAACGTTGATTTAATTGAGGACGATCGGAACACTAAGAACGAAGATGTCGGTAGATGTGTACGTTGTAAAACCGTGCGTTCTTTAACTTTTGCTCCAGAGATGCCGTGCCTTGCGTGTGGCTGGATCCCAACTTCTCCGGAACCCTGGACCTGCAGTTGAGCAGTTTTAGCTATACCTAATGTTACTTAGCGATAGGGGATAGTCAATGTATGAATGCCATCGATTACTTCGGGATAGGAGATGGAAGATTTAGTGCTCTTGATATGTGTAAAATATTTGGAGCGGTGACTTCACGAGAATATAGTTTGAACGAACCTTACGTAGACATGGACAAATTAGAGCTACACCACGAAGAGCATCGCAATAAGCTAACTATTGATTGTCATATAAATAACAAACCAATTTCAGGACATTTTCAGAAACGTTTCCATAATGCTGGCGAAGAGGCTACTCTAGGTATCGCCCAAGGCGCGAATAAAGTATGCTACTGTATTCTTCGGCCGGCATGTCATGGAGTATCTCTACTGTGTTTACCAATGCTGTCGTTTGATTATAGGATAGCTCTGACTAATTTTGATAGTGCTTTCTTACAAATATTGGTAGACTCTATTGAGATGATTGAACCATTTGGGCCAAGACGAACTTGGCGTTCAAGTTATGATGGAGAAAGATTGACGTTAGACCGAACGTTACATGTACCCACCACGTAGGGCTCCCTACGTGGTGGGTACATGTTACCCCATTTCAACATGCTCG